GTTACGGATGGGTTGGGGGAGGGTCTCGGCGCGGTATCGTTTGGCCAAGTCGGAGGCCCAGATGAGTCGGTCTGGATGGGCAGGGTCCACCAGCTGCCAGTCGTCGGCGTGCTGGAAGAGGTCGGTGAGGGCATTGAAAGCCTCGATTTCGTTAGTGTCGTTACGCTTGTTCTCCGCCCCCAGTTGGCGGGTTCGGCAGCGGGAGCAGCGGCGCTGTTCCGCAATGAGGGGGTAGAACATCTGACCGCAGGGACAGGCCATCAGACGTGAAGCGACCGAGCCTTGCTCGGTGGGCTCGGCGGAGTAGGCGATTGATGGCTGAGTGCGGGACCGAGGGACCGCTACCTTTGGCGATGTTGAGGCAGCAGGCGATGATTTGGCAGTTGCCCGGGACGTAGCCAATGGTCGGGTTGATGCGGTCGACGGAGAGGAGTTCACCGATTTTGCTGAGGAGGTGCTTGCTGAGACCGGTGATGGCGCACTGGGTCTTGGGGTCATGGCGCAGGGTCAGGAGGTACGCGTGGTAGAACGTGTCGTGCTGCAGGTGCGGAAGTTCGCGTTCGCGTTTTGCGGCCCTGCACCACGGGCAGGCCTCGTTTCGCGGCCTCTGCGAGAAGCATCTGCTGCAACTGCGTGGGGGTCGGTCGTCCCGCCGCCTCTGACTCTTGAGGCGAATCTTCTCCCGGCACCGGTCGCACCACGGGGGCTTCGACGTCGGGCGTCTGCATCGCTGGCCCAGACGTAGTAGGCGGGAGCAGGTTGAATTCGAGTCGGAGCGTCGTGATTTCATCACGAAGCGTTTGCTCATAGGCATCCATGACCACCTGCATGACAGTCTGGAGGTGGTCTGAGTTAAGGGCGAAGTAACGGCCATTGAGGTGCACCCGCCCGTCGTCCAAGAGCAGCATGTTCCGCATTGGTTCAGCCGGAGGCGGGGCCGGCGAGGGCGGTGCTGCGACCTGTTCCGCGAGGGACGGAACCGGGGGGACGACTGGCTCCTCCGGAGGAGGGGGAGGAGGCCCGACGGGCATGGGCACGGGCGCACCATGGCCAGAGAACATGCCAAGTGAGATGGGGTCGTCACCTGCTGACGGATTGACGGCCCGTGAAGGGCCCCAATCCCCGAACATGTGGCTGACGTGGACGGGGGTTCCTTCGCGTTCCCAACGTGGCATGGTGGTCTGTTAACCTGTGGTTAGGGGCATGAAGCCGTCGATGGACACGCCAGTATCGCCGGTCTTGTTGTTCCGGTACTTGCGCATCACGGCGGCGATGGAGTGACCGACGAGCGGCTTCTCGCCAGTGAAGAGTGCCTTGTAGCTGGCGACACCAGCCGAGAGGTCGATGCCCACCGAGCTGAGGAGACTGTTCACGGTGGCAAGCCGGCGCTTGTAGGGGCCGCTGACTCGGGTGTCGGTGCTGGCCAGAGCCGTCTTGTCAATGAAGGCGTACTCATAGTGGGTACGGCCGGCATTGGTCTTGGACCCGCCGGCTTCCGGACCCTGAACGGAGAGGACGAGAACGAAGTTGAACTTGTTGTCGTTAGTCGGGTCGCCCTTCGTGTTCGCCATGTCGGTGTCGTGAATCTTCACGACCTCCGTCCATGTGCCGAGGCCGGCTTCCTTGCCCTGATGGAAGCTGGGATTCTCCTCAAGGCTGGGCGCCGTCAGGTTACGGTCGGCCGCGTTGGAATACTCCTGAATGGTTTCGGGGCTAAGGGTGAGGTCTGACATTACTTGTCCTCTTGGATTGCACGGAGCCTGAGCCAGACGTTCGCCGGGTCTGAGTCCATGACAATTTCTGGTGCTGGGTTGGTCGGGTGATGCGTTCGGAGCTTGGCCTGCCAGATGCCGTGCCCATCGGTATACACCACCCTCTCATACTCGACGGGCTTAGTCAAGTCGGTCCGCTTCTTGGGCCGACGGACAGCGTGAAGAACAGTGTTATACCAGTTGACGGTGGTACGGACGCTAGCCTTGCCGACGGTGGACGGACCGCCGATGGGCTCACCGGGCTGGCCGGCATCCGGCCGGACCTCCTGCTCATGGAAGAGCGTGATATGGTTTAGGCCTGTAGCCTGTTGCCGGCGGAGGAGCGCCCCAATCAGTGTGCCAGTGGCCAGATAGTCTCCCTGCATTGGCTGCTTCATGCCGTTGCCAAGGTCGATATGCCGGTCTGAGAACTTGCCACTGTTGGTAAGCTGGGAGTGCAGGAGTTGTGAGAAGACCGTCATCGTGTCCGTTATGACCGTGCCGAATCCTTCGGCGCGCCAATTGAATTGGTAGATGTCGTCCAGCTGGGCGAAGGCGTCCTTGCCAGCGTCCAGCGTGATGCGTTCCAAGTTGGGACGGTCTTCTCGAAGGATGGGACCAAGAGACTCAGTCTCCGGGTCAATGGCAACGTAGACGGCACGCTCGCCAAACTGCTCGGGCCATGCCCGGCAGCAGGCCGCGGACAGTCGGCTCTTTCCACCACCACCTCCTCCATACAAGCAGATGAGGGCAGGAGAAATGCTAGCGTCGGTCTGGGTGCCTAAGCGGTTCCAGCCCTTAGTGGCTCGGACGGTTGTTTCCATTATACAGTGGGCCTCAGTCAGCCTCTGAACGTCGAGGTAACAAGGGTGAGTAAAGCGAGTACACCTATAGCCAGCCAGAAGATGCGGGTATTCGAGAGAGTTTTCATGGGCCTTTATAGGAGCAGTGGGCGGATTATCCGCCCCAGATTTGCTTCAGGACATTCTCAACACAGCTTGGGTCATCTAGTAGCAGGTCTGGCGTACAGTTCATGGCACCAGTCATTAGTGCAGTGCCAGCCAGTTCCCTTGAAACGCCGAGTTCATGCAAGTTCTTTGCGGTGGAGTAGAGCCGCCTATGCCTGCTCTCATCCACTGACTGTACACCAAACAGGACGAACTGTCTACTGGTAGTGTTCAGTTTGGGGACAAGGTCTTTTAAACTCTTGACGGCAGCAATAGGTGGTTTGGGTGGTCGGACCCGTGAGACGCCAGAGGCAGACGCAACTGAACGGATGGTCGACAGGGGCAGGGTTCCGTTGGGCTGGACGGGGTCGATGAACCGGGCGAGCAACCATGACTTGAAGTTCATCGTGCCCGGGCACCGAGCAATGCGTGACAGCTCAGCACAAGCCATATCACACTTGGCAAGGCGACGCAAGTCCGGATGCCCGTTAAAGACAGCCTCTGTCACCCCACGAATTAGGAAGTCCGCTTCATCCCTATCTTGTTGTGTGATAATGGGATAGGGGTCTAGGAAGAGCCAAGCCCAAAGACCACAGCCGCTATGAATCATGGTGTAGAAGCAGTCTTCTGCTGGCCTCTGGAAGACGTTGAAGAGGCTCAACCTCAGTGCATTCGCAACGGTGATGAAGTCAGGGCCGCGAGCGTTATGAGGAAGGTCAATGTCCAGACCAATACAGGTGAGGGCGGTGATGTCAGTTTTGGCCGGTTTGGCTCGGGCGGTTGGCCCGACTGGATTCAGGGAGACGTAGAAGTGCCAGCCACTCTGCTCTGTAGCCCGCCTAACCAGACCAGCTGCAGTATCAACGTGGCCGCCAGCAATGCCGGGACCAGCGAGCGCCTTTGAGGTCCAATGGAGCTTGCCAAGTTTCGGCACGGAGAGCAATGCGAATGTACTATGAAGATTGGTTAGTTGCTCCGCGCCTAGACTCACGGCTTCTCCTCCGGCGTAGCGGCGAGGGCGCGTTCCAAGCATTCCCTGTCCTCGCGCCACATATCTCGGGGCAACAGCGCCAGAAACGTTCGTGTAGCCTCTCTTAGCTTGGCTGCCTCGGCCTGCGCGGCGGCGAGAGCGAACACCAGCGAATGGACACCAGCGTGCAGCGTTGCCGGTCGAGGTGTGAACGAGTCCATCAGAAGGTCCAGCTCCCGCTGCGCTTCCGCGAGGGCGGCGAGGACGAGGCGGATATAGGCGCTGGCGAGCGGGGTGAGTTTCGCCATTTCGCGGCGGCCGTGTTCCCCGGGCGAATAGTTCTCAGGAAGCGCAAATGCGTCTAGGTAGGCGACCGCTTCCGCTAGCTCGCGGGTCATAGTTTCCTCGCGTACTTGAGACGGGTGACTTGCTTGTGTTCAGTGAGGGATTCTATGACCAGCATTTCGATACGGATGAGCTGGTCAACGAGGGCGCTGATTAGGTCTGGTGCCGTTCTGTGCGCTGATGCTGCGAAGCAGCTCGGTAGCGTCGCTGAACGCAGCTGGGACCGTAGCGCGCGTAGTTGAGGGAGGGGTGTAACGAGGGAACTCTGGATAGCGGTTGACAAGAGGGCTTGGCAGGCAGCTCTGGACGGAGGCCCGATTGTGGCAGTGCTCGTAGAGTGGGCAGGTACCGTGGATGCCTGTACAAGCCGTCCAGTTTCTGATGGGAGGATACCGGGTGCGGAGGATACCGGGCTCAGCTCCGTTGGAGTTGGTGTAGTAGATGAGCTGGATGATGAGTCGGTGGACGTCGTTGGCGATGAGGGTGTCTTCTTCTTCTGTCGCCGGGAGGTAGAAGAACTCGAAGACCGGGACATTGTTCTTCCTCTGTTCCTTGGTCAGGTAGGTTCGGAAGGTCAGGAGGACGGTTCCGAGTACGTTGTAGCCGTGACTGCGGAGGGCCCGACGATAGATGGCTTCGTGAGGGGAGAGCCTGACTCTCTCCAAGAAGGGGCCGAGTGGAACGCCCTTCCCCAACGTCTTGATTTGCCCTGAGTATACACCATTCTCCGCTTCGATGATGGCATCGAGGCGAGCATTCATGTAGAACTCGTAACCCTCTGTTGCCTCATGAGTTCTGAAGGGAACCTCCACGCCGATGACCTTGAAGGGCGGCGGGCAGAGGTTCATGTCTGCAGCCACGATGAGGGGTTCTACCTCATCACGGAGGTCAGCTGGAACAGTCTCATCGAGGAACTTGTGGTCTGGCTTCTGAGTCTTGAGGAGGTTCTCTACGTAAGTGTGGAGGGCGGAGCCTCGTCGCATGGGGCCGGTTGGTTCGACCCAGCGTTGAGAGGAGTAGCGAACGGCGCCCTTATAGTTGCAGTCGTAGTAGGGTAGGACATCTGAGACAGTGAATGTTGGCAGGTTGAGTGCAAGTGGGCTTATGGGTGGGGGCATGCTGTCCAGACCTTTCCTTCTCGGGTGATGAGCCCCTTCGACTTGAGATATTGGAGTTGGTTATCCACATACTTGGAGCCCTGCTTAGGGAACATGACGATGATGGACTCTCGGTCGATGGGACCGCAGGTTCGGATGGTGCTTAAGACGGAGGGCTCGGGCGTCTGGGCTGGTGGAAGGAGGGAAGGGCCAGCCTCATCTACGAGGGACAGTTTCCTGCCGTCGCGCGCCCGAGCTAGTTCGTAGTGAAGGTCTTCTGTGAGGACTTCATCACCACGGATTTTCTTGATGTTGAAGGAGAAGGTCTTGTCTCGCAGGCGGCGAGCCGTGAAGTGGTGCTCGGCGGCTTGGACAATGGTTCCAGCCCCTCGAAAGCCCGCTGGAAAGCCCTCCTTTGGCTTGCTGTTGTGGTGAATGAAGTAGATGGCAAGTCCAGCAGAATCACGCAGATACTTAGCAGCACGAAGCACAGAACGAGCCATGAATGAGTTGTCATTCTCGTCTCCGGAGTGGGCGTAGAGCATGACGTCGATGAAGAAGGCGTCGATGTCCCAGTGGCGGGCCATATCTGCTATGAGATTGACGTGCTGCTCATTGTCGAAGAGGAAACCCAATGGCATGACGAAGGCGTGGGTGTCGTCGAAGGGACGCAGGCCTTCTAAGCCGTTGCCAGTGCGGAGCTTCCGGAGTTGCTGGCCGATGTCCCAGCGCGGGCTGTCGGCGGCGAGGTAGATGGAGGAGAAGGGCTTGATGGGAAGCTGGCCTAAGACGGGGATGCCGAACAGGCCGCTGAGCATCAGGCTCAGGCCGAGCCACGACTTGCAGCTGCCGGAGTCGGCCGAGAGGACGTGGATGGCCTCTTGTTGGAGGAGGCCGGGGACCAGCCAGTCCGGGACTTTGTCAAGCATCGGTGTGGTCCATGGGACCAAGCCAAGGCCGGCCGCGACCGCTTGACGAAGGGTGTGGTCACGGATGGAGAGGATTTCATGACGGTCTGTTGACAAAGTTGACATTCCTCTGTTGCTTACTTACTGAAACGCCTTAAGTAATTCAGTAAGTAAGTACAACTGAACACCCCCTAGGACCCCCGGGCCGGCGGGGCTGGCGCCCCACGTCTTGCCGGCCACCCTCTCTCAGGTCGGGTGGCCTCACGCCTTCCGGCCCTCCAAAGGCGGGTCCTAGTTCCTTGACATTTTTTGGACAGGAGACTGGGTAGTGCTTCCCTTCACCACACGGCTGACGCGACTGACCCACAAGGGGAACAGTCCTCGGTACTCTACCTCCGTCGCCAGCCAGCAGAGTCAGGAAACTGCAGAGACCGAAGCCAAGAGAGCGATAGCTACAGACCACCTCGTAACAACTATCCCGACTAACCCCGTTACGGACTTGGCCCCGAAGGGTAATTACCGTTCTACAGGGTTAAAGCTCGTCAGGCTCCCTTTTCAGGGCTTCGTCGTAGGAAATGCTGCTACTCCGCTAGCAAGGGCGACATCTTCTGCTTTTCCCAGTCTCCTCTCCATTACCGCGTTAGGTTGGGATTCACGCCGCTGTAGCCGAGCAGGTATCCAATGCGGAACATACTATGGCGGTGCACCGGAACTTGTTCGGTGCTTGTCATTCTTGCGTCCCAACCCATCTTATGTCCCAGCCGGAAGGCCTGCTTCTCGAAAGGCGTCAACATCTTGTCAGCTAGTGAGGCAGGAAGAACCATCTTCACTGCGGGCATTGCGCCTCCACTTGGAGGAATGAGGGGGCATGATTTCGCTCACGCCCCCACAAAGCGCCCATCGGTTACGCTGGTCGTTCAGGCTCCAGACAGCGAGCTTGCCGATGAGGTAGGCGGCATTTCTTGATAGCCAGAACATATCCCAGTATGGCTTACTGGAGCCACTTCTTACCCGCGTGGCTGCTTAGTCAATAGCCGGTGAGATTCCAACTCACATCCTCCCCCACCCAAGCACCAGCTAGGGGCCAGTACAAGAGTGTGCAACGGGGACTCGTTGGCGCGAGTGTCAGTCCTGTCCTGACTTGCGGCTATCCATTGAAGCATCACACTTCACAGTCCAAGTGTCAGTTGGGCTTGGCGAAGGTGAGCTTCATCTTGTTCAGGTTGCGGACACGCCACGAGCTGTTCGGGATATAGTTCATGTCCGCGTCCAGCCAGTGGAAGCTACCATCCTCACTGTCGAAGAAGATGCCGAATCGCGGGGACTCGGGCGTGCCGTAAGTACGGCCCTTCCCAGTGACGATGGAGATGGGTGACACCGGCAGCGCGGCCGGCTCCGCATCGAGGATGCTGCTGAGGTCTGCCGCACTGAGAGTCACCTGACTCCCGTTCGACAGCACCGTTGTGACGGAACCATCACGATTCTTGACAGCCATCTGCCTTTACTCCTTTGGCCCGATATCCTCGGGCGGGGTTTGGGTTTACTGCCGCACCCAGACAGGTCAGCAACTCTCTGGATGCACTTACGCGACCTCCCAACCAGCGCCGCTGATGTACGCTAGTCTTTACTGAGGTCGCCGTTTCTATTTCTGTTCTTCTTCTTCTTCTTGGTCTTGAGGAGGAGCCGGGTCTGCTGCTTCTTCTCGAACTGGTGGGCCTTGACGGCAGCGGTCACGACATCCTGCAGGTCACCGTAACGGACCCGCTGCATGATTTCGTAGCGCCAGACATACCTCGGATAAGCCGTCCCATCATGAACACGCATGCCCATGGGCATGGACATGGTCGGCTTGGCAATGGCCGGGTCACCCTTGATGGCCAGCAACTCACTAAGGCTGAACTCCTCCCCGCCAATCTCGACATAGAAGGTGTTGTCCTTCATCTGCGTCTTGATTTGCGGGCGGAACCCGGTCCTCATCAGGGCTGGGTCATGATGGTCATCACTCGTTGAATAAGTGCGGCCGCGTCGAAAGTGGTGGGAGTAGTCCTCCGACCCCCAGTCGTCCCGGCTGCCCTCATAGGCGACGGTGGTTCTAGGCGCAGTCTTGAACTCGCCGATGTCCTTGATGGCTCCACTTGCGCTGATGTGGAACAGCTTCTGCTGTGGCAGGGTGATGGTTCGCCTGTAGCTGTTCAGGAGCCAGCAGTGGTTGAAGGTCTTCAAGACCTGCGGCTCTGTGCTGCCGAACAGCGTGACGGACGTCTTCCCATCCGAGAACTCCACATCCATGTTCAGATACTCCAGTGGATTCCCATCCCTGCCCAGATACAACTCGCCATGATGGAGCATGGCCACAGACGCATTGCCAGACACATCATTCATGAACTTGCTAAAGCCCAACGGCCCCAACTTGTCCATCGCGGCAGCCAGCAGCTCACTATCCACACCACTGGGCTTCTCCAGCTGCCACTTCTTGATGAGTTCGCTGCAGTTGGTGAGCCAGCCATTGTGAATTCCAACGGTGTTCCCGACCCAGAATGGATGGGCCTGCTCATCGCCCTGCCCACCACAGGTTGGCTGCCTATTGTGGACCAAGCATAGGCTGGCCGGTGCATCGAACAGCTCCGCGAAGGCTGGACTGAACACGACCTTGTTGGCAGCCTCGGCCTTCTTGAACAGCTTATTGTTGATGTAGATGCCGCTGCTCTGCCGGCCTCGCTCCTCCCCGAAGAACAACAGGGCTGAGGCCAGTCTCTGGCAGGTCGCTGCTGGCAGCGGTCTATCGCTGATGAAGCCGCCAATGGAACACACGCTAACTCACCTCCTCTAGGTGCAGGACTTCCTTCCCCTGCTTGTTCAGGTACGTCTCGCTATAGCCCGTCGTTCCAAGGCCATACTTCATGAAGCGGTGGATGCAGTGCTTCCTGACCTTCAGGCCCAGCTGGCTATGCTGCATGAAGTAGAGCAGTTGACCCCGTGGGCTGAGCCCCCGGACCGCAGACAGGAGTTTCTTCTTCGCCTCCAGCTTCCCGAACCTGTCGAAGAAGCCGAGCATCACCTGTGTCCAGCCAATCAGCTCTTCATCATTCAAGGACCCATGGTGCAGCCGAACCTCATAGGTTCCGTGCTCATGAAAGGCCTCCGTGTTCAGCGCCCTATAGCGGCTGCCATACCGCTCGTCGCTGTTCCGGATGCTGTTCACCAGTGTGCAGAAATCGTTGTTCCGTCGCCGGCTGTCCACCATGCCCGCGAACAGTGGCTCCATGACCGGCCACCACTCCCGGATATTGTGGCGCATCTCGTCGGTGTCCGTCGCCACACAGAAGTGCGTGTGAACACCGCAGCTGTGGTTGACTTCCGCGCCCTTCTCCAGCAGGTGCCCTGTGCTCGCGGTGATGGTGCCGAAGAGATAATCACCGCAGAAGGGATAGCTGGCGAACTCACGGCCATCACAGCCATTCGTTGGCCGGATACTTCCATCTCCATGCAGCCGTCCCCACGCCGCCATGTTCAGCCGGGCCCCTCGCGGCACATAGAACTCCAGCTCATAGCCGACCAGCCTCTCACTCCTGTTGACCTTGAAGGTCTTCGTATACTCCCGGGTGTTCCGCTGCGCCTGACAATAGACGCATAGCGTGCAGTCCGTCGACTCATAGTACTGAACTCTGGAGAACGACGTATGAGTAGCGTGACACTCGCGGCACTGTATCAGGCGGCCAGTTTCACTGGCATACCGGCAATTCTCACAGAGCTTGACGGCCGTCGGTAGTACCTGTATACCCATACGAACCGGTAGGGTGATGAGGCGACAACTATTGCTATATCTGGCGCAGATATCACAGCACTCTAGGGTGAGGGCGCAGGATGGGCAGACCCTGCAGGCATGCGCCGGAACATCTCCGCTAGCTGGGAACCTGTTCAAGCCGGGCAGAAAGCCTCGGGGGACGCCAGCTTTGGTTCGTGTCACCATCTTGACCCAAGACTGTGCGGTCATGAGCCGGGTGGTCGGCCGCCTCTGGATATCCCTAAAGCTTCTATTGCAGCAGGCACACCACCATAGCTGATGCGGCGCGCAGGACGTGCAATAGTAATAAACCCGATTGCCGCCACTGCTGGTGGTGCCAAAGTGCCCCGGCTGAGGAACATGAACCAACCTGCAGTAAGCACAGATGCGCGTGCCCTTCGGTCCTCGTTGCCTCTTTCCAGCGAAATGCCCAATAGCCACAGGCATGGTCTCCCCTTAGAACTTCAGATACTTCTTCTTTCCTGACGACGGTGGCTTCAGTGGCTCGATGTGTGGGCCGAACAGAATGAACAGGATGGCTGGTGGAACGACGGCAGTGAAGAACAGCCACTTGATGAGCGACGGCACGTCGAAGGTCTTCGTGCCGAAGAACTCCCAGACAATGCTGCCCCACCACCACCACAGGCAGGCGATGCTCATCATGATGGCCACGAAGGCTGCCCGTCCGAAGAACTGTCCTGCCCCCTGAATGAGTCGTTTCATCGGGGTCCTCCTACTTCCAGTTGACCGTGACCGTTCCCGGCTGCAGCTGGCTTCTCTTCACCCGGTAGAGGATGGTTCCCTGCGGCTCTTCGAGCGGCTTGTAGACGACCTCGAAGCCCGTGTCCATCTTCGCCAGATAGATGTAGGGCACGGGTCTTGGCTTCGGCTTCGGCTTCTTCTTGCTCATGACTTGTTCTCCTGTATTGTTCTACGCTCGACTTCCTGCTTGAGCGCGTCGACCCGCTGTTGCATGAAGGCCAGAGTATCCTTCAGCTCAACGGTGGACATACGAAAGATGGTGTCCTGCTCTTCCTGCTCCCACGTACTCATTGTGCCTCTTGCTCGATGGCGTCGATGTACCTGAACACGTTCTCACTGAAGCCGGTCAGGTGCGTGTAGCCATCACGATAGCCCACACCATTCTGATAGCTACCCACATTGATGATGTAGCTGTGGCGGCAGATGGCCTTGGGCAGCTCATCCGCGCTCTGCTCGTCTGTGACCACGATGAGGCGGTCATAGGGCTGCTTGTTGGCCTCGGCGATGGCGAGGCCGATGTTCGTGCCACCAGCCGCATGGCCCAACAGGTCCCGAAGTGCGAAGCCGCGGCGCGGCGGCAGCAGGCGTGGGCTATAGTCGAACTTGTAGAGGCTGATGTTGTCGGTGAGCTGCCGGGCGATGACTGCCAAGCCGGCCGCTGCGTCGATGCGCTTCATGTCACTCTTGCTGCTCAGCGGTGCGGTCATGCTCCCACTGGTGTCGATGAGGACTGCTGTCTGCCCCGGCAGCCGAGAAAGCTGTGCGCATCTGGTGAAGAGGGCGGCCTCCAGCTGTGGTTCCAGCTGCGGGGCGTAGCGGGCAGCCGCGATGAACCGGAATGGCAGGACCTTGCTGAAGTCGGCCTCGGCCATCGCGTCGGTGATGAGTTGCGTGCCGATGCCGGCCTGCTGCATGTTGCGGAGGTTCCGCAGCAGGGCCAAGCCGCCCAGCTTCCGCTCGGTCAGCAGCCGCGTCCAGCTCTGGAGCTTGTTGGTGCTCTGGCTGAGTTCCACTTCCCATGTGTCGGGCGTGGCCAGCTCTCCCTTCAGGAGACGGCGCCAGAGCGCGGCCTGCTCGTCGTCCTTCGGCTTGGGGTGGCTGAGACGCAGGACGTCGCGGAGCTTGATGGGCTGGTTCTGCCGGTTGTACTTCTGGAGGCTGTACTCGTTGAACTTGGCGAAGGCCCGGCCAAGGCCGCGCTTGATGCAAGCGGCCAGCGGCTGGCGCTGCCCCGCGAAGTAGAGGCTGAGGAATTCCGTCAGCTCGTCGGGACGCTGGATGACCTGCTCCAGAGCGCCCGCGATGTCGCAGGCACCTCTGGCTGACTCCAGCCTCGCGAGCGAGACGATGAGGTGGAGGGGGAGGTGCCGGAGGTGCATGTTGGTCCGGGCCTCGATGGCCAGCTCCAAGACCTGACGACCGGGTACCTTGGCCACGAGCTGACGAAGGCGGTCCGCGATGCTGACGCCGTCCTCGTAGAACTGGTCTTCCCAGAGGAGGCAGGCCAGAGCAGTTCTGCGGAGCTGGGCGAGGGGGTCGATGGTGGTGCTCTGGCCGCCCTCGTGAGTGGTAGGACGAGCAGGAAGTCTGTTGGTTGTGGCCATGCTGGTCTCCTTTCCGGAAATGGTGAGCAGGAAGTTGGATGTCGCTTGCCGGTCCAATTAGAGTGCTATTAATTGAAGTATCGGCTAGCTACGCCATGCTCAGAAGGTCGCGGGGGGTCGTTGGGACAGCCTGCCTCCCCCGATGGGGTGGTGGAAAGCCCGGCTCTTACCCGGGACTCATTCACCTTCTTGTTCACTGTCCCCCACTGGCGCCCTGTTGGGTAAGGGCTACTTCGGCTGTTGCTGGGTGTTCATGTGGTCGACGTAAGTCTGGGCAGCTACTTCCGTGTCGAAGCTGCAGGCCCACAGGCCAGCTGGGTTGTAGACGTACTTGCCCGTTCGGGCCCACTGCTTGGGGGGTGGGATTCTACGGTCCAGCGACCGCTGGCCGAGCTGGCTGATGCGGTGCTGGACGGAGTTGCTGATGACGGCGACGTGGTTGACTTTGAGCCATGTGCTGTACTCTTCGGCGAGCTGGACGGCCAGCGCACCATCGATGGTGGCGTTGGCCTGTGCGGCTTGAAGCTCGGCGCGAAGGACGTCGTAGGCGTCGAGGAGGTCCAGCTGACGCTTGAAGAAGGGGTTCGGCGCGTTGAGGCGGTCTGTGGCTTCTTGGCGCCACTGGCGCAGGGTGTTGGAGGGGATGAGGGGCATCAGCGTTCTCCTGTCTGCTGGCAGGCGGTGGTTGTGGAGACGGGGCTTCATGAGGGCTCCGAAGGGATGTCCGGGAAAGGGGTCGCGCCGAGCTGCTGTTTTCAATGGAGTAACTCGGAGCTGCGCCACGGACAAGATGGCATTCAGTGGACCCGCTCTTCGGGAGTAGGTGACGGGTCTCTTTGGATATTCGACATAGGACCGTGCAATATCCGACATGGAACTGAATGCCGAGGGAAAGGGTCGCGTTAGGCTTTTACTTTCCAAGAAGTAGGCCTAGGCTGCGCCACTCGGCAAAGGTCGGCTGTCTCTCCAGCTGTCAAGCCTAAGAATTGTCCGTATCACGACGCGGCTTTCCGTGCGCGGTACCTGTACGGACAGGTTCCCGCTTCATGCTTGATGGCTGGGAAGGAGTCGATGAGCGTCTTTCTTGATTGGGTAGAAGTAACGCGCATCTGCGCCACAGCCAAAAGATGGGAACAGTGTCTGCAGCTTGCTGAACTGGTGGAGGGTTGACGTGTCATCTTTCCGTCCTCGCTTATGGGCCCACCAGCTAGGCACGTCTTTGGGTGGGAGCACACCGTAGTCAAGCAGTTGGGCTGTTATGTTCTCTGTTCCCAAAGGGTCCCAGCGAGGAGAGGTCGCTGCCAGCTTTCATTCTTAGCAGGAAGGAGCTGGCGGCTGCGCTACGCTGGGGATTATTTCGGTTGGTTATTGCGGATGGCCGACATGGCCTGCTCGTAGCGCAGGCTGTCGGGGTAGCTGCCGTACTTGTCCTTGACGACGCCGACGAGGCGCATGCCCCAGCCGATGGACTGGGCGATGTCAGCGGCCTTCAGGACGAAGAAGAACCAGAAGAGCGCCCAGACGAGGGTTTCGCCGATTTTCAGGGTGAGGTACCAGCCGAAGGCGGTGGCTGCGGTCACGCCTAGTTGGGTGGCTGTCTGGCTGATGAGGGAGACGGTGGTGCTATCCATTTGGGTGTGTGTCCGTTGGATGGCTCTGGTCCCGGCACCGCCTAGAAATGGGTAGAGGCAGACACCGGTGAGCTGGTGTCTGCCTCTAGTCGTCCCTCTGGGCGTTGTCACCGCTGTTTGGCGGTAGTTGCCGGTTGCTGGCCTCCGGGTTAGGAGTGAGCGTCCATGGCCGCGGTCAGCTCGTCCGTGTGCGCTTCCTGAGTCTGGGCTTCGGTGGCGAGACGGAAGGCTGCGGTGGCTGACTGCTCGTCGGGCTCGGCGCCCGGCGCCTTGCTGCGGTCGATGTGCAGCTGGAGGTCGTCGATGCTGACCAGCTTGAGTTCCGGGTGCGCGGTGAAGATTTCCTGCAGCTCCTTCGTGTAGCTGTTCTTGACCTCGGTGTTCTTGTTGATGATGGTGATGATGTCGTCTCGCTCCCGCTGGGCGGAACGCATGTCGCGGGTGAGGACGGTGGTGACGTCGATGCCCTGCTCCTTGGCGCGCGCCTCGGCTCGGGCGTAGGACTGCGGGTCCTTGCCGGTCATGGCGTTGATGGCCTTCCGCTCACGGCCGCGGCGCCAGCCCAGCTCTTTCTGGAGGCCGGCCCCTTCGGACCATTTGCCACCGCCGAGGGCGATGCTGGGGGCACCGATGGTGTCCTCGATTTCGGCGATGAGGCGCATCAGGTTCAGCTGACGCTGGATGATGGAAACGGGAGCGTTCGTGTTGCACATGGCTTGTTTCTCCTTCTTCGGTGAAGAGGCTTGGCTCATCTCGTGACGAACCGCGCCCCCGCGAACGCGGGGCGCGGTGAGGCGAGGCTAGAGGTCGCTAGTTGGCTCCTCCTTGGTGAGTGTGAAGGTTTCTGGGTCGTAGCCGCGCTCCAGCTCAGCGATGAGGTGGTCATGGATGTGCGGCTCTCCGGGCCATTGCTTGGTGGGGAACTTGTGGCGCTCCAGCTGTTGGACGGCTTCGGCGCGGCGGACGATGGTGGCCAGCTGGCTGCAGTAGGTGGATTCCTTGTTCCAGCCGAGGATGTGGAACATGACGGCGAGGTTGTTGGGGCCGCTGGGTCCGGAGCGGTCGATGCGGAGGCAGGTGTCTGCCCGGCGAGCGAAGTCGTGGGCCTTGGCCGGGACTTTCTTGGGGTAGCGCCATGCGAGGAGACGGAGGTTCAGCTGCCAGTTGAAGAGCTTGATGGGCTTCAGCTCGTTCAGGTTCTCATGCCATGTCGGACGGGGCATTCTAGTCCTCCTTGACTAGGGGTTTAGGCGGCTGTTGATGATGTCGATGAAGGCTGTGGCCTTCTTGAGCCAGATTTCCCGGCGGTCGTCGGGCAGCTGGTTCCATGGGACGTTGTCTGGGCTGATGGACCAGTTGTTGGCGATGCTGACCTGACGGAAGGTGTGGGCGAGGAAGGTCAGGTCGCCCTTGGTGGGCTTGAGTTCAGCCTTGAGCATGGTGGGCTCCCAGTTCGCAGACGGAGAGTGCGATGGTGGCGCACTCTGGGCTGCAGAAGGCCTTGTTGAGAAGTGGGACGTAGATGGCGTGGCTGGCGAGGGTGTAACCCCAGCCGGTGTTCTGTGGAACGTGCTTCTGGCAGATGGGACAGAACTGTGCGTCCATTGCCTCCTCCCGTTGGTTGGTGTGGCTGTTCCTCTCCAACGCACAACACCCAAAGGGCGACACCAACAACGGTGTCGCCCCTTCGGGAGCTACTTCTTGTCGCTGAGCTTGCTGGTGACGCACTCAGCGCGGACGCTGTTCTGGTCGACGGTGACGTCGGTGCGGCAGAGGCTCTCGATGATGTTGCCGAGCTTCAGGGTGCCGGTGCTGGCGAGGTCGCTGGCGAACTGGATGGTGATGCTGTGGAAGTAGCGCATGGCTCAGGCCTCCTTCTTCGCCGCGGTGGGCGAGGTCTGGGTGCGGAAGCACTCGACCGAGCAGAAGCGGATGTTCTGCGAGTCGAGGAACGAGAGGAGCTTGCGCTCCTCGGGAGTGCAGAGCGAAGCGATGCCCGACTGCTTCGAGGGCTTGCCGCACTCGCAAGTGCGGGCCTGCTGGGAAGCGCGGAACTGGCTGACTGCATCGGTGATTCGGGACATGACATCCTCCTTCGGACTGCGGGCTGCTGGCTGGCTGAGGGTGTCTCCCACAACCGCCAACAACACCTAAGTGCGTGCACCATCAACGGTTCGGACGTTCGCCTCTCGCCTTAATGACACGAACCTGATGCTCGCCTCCCCGCTTGGAGCCCTAGACCCCCCGGGGTAGGGGTTTCACGCCAACTCGGAGGGACTCCTGACCAGCCCGAGAAAAATTTTTGCGGTATAATACCCCACATGACAGCCCCCCGCCGCATCCGAAAAGGCCCGGACACCCAGTGGCGTATCCCCTTTAAAGACTGGACGATGGCGGACCTGCTCATCGCCAACTTCCTCCGGGACACTCCCCTCTCCCTCCCGGAGGTCTCCCTCTTCCTGAAACACAAGGTCTCCTCCCTCCAGCAGACCCTTTCCGTCCTCCGCTCGGAGGGCCGCCTCACCCCAGATAACAAAGTCCTGACTGACCACCCGGCCTTCACCATCCTAAAAGGCACCCCTAAAACCCAACCCCTCCCGCCGCCCGGTTCCCGGCCCCTAACCCGCCTCGCCGCGGCCAACGCCGCCGTCGTCCAAGACGCCGTCTCCAAGCCCCTCTCCACCCTCACCCGGGAACAGGCCGCCTCCATCCTCGCCAACATCATCACCACCGGCGAGGCTGGCGACAAAGTCGACCGCTACATCGCCACATGGCTCGAAACGGCCCCCGTCGGCACCTCCGGCCCCCCAGTCCCCCTCACCCCCTCCGAAGCCACAGCCCGCCTCCTCACCCTCATGGCCGGCACCGACGAGGCTGTCGTCCGCTCCGCCATCTCCCAATGGGAACTCTCCCTTGCTAACCTACCCCCAAATCGAGAAGCGCCTCTGGGACATGGCCCAAATGGTAGTAGTCCGACTCCAGACCCCCTCCCAGCGGAAGGGCTGGGCCCGAGTTGACTACGACGGCGCGGCCCGCATCATCTCCCTCCCCAAGGAGAAACACGACGGCTACCAGCTCCGCTGCCTCCTCCACGAACTCCTCCACATCACCTTCCCCGCTGAACTCAACATCTGGTGCGAAGACATCCTTGAAGCCTTCCTCGAATTCGAGCTGGAGCCCGGCCTCATCCAGTACGTCCACTCCTCCGCCCGCCGCCACCGGAAATGGCTCCTCCACATGAACAAGCTCATCGAGTCCAGCAATGGCCTATAACCCCTACGACCTCGCCTTCTCCAACGAAGCGGCCCAGCGCCTCTCTGCCGCCACCAAGCCCCTAACCGACGCCCTCTCCTCCCTCTTCTCCGACAACGCCGCCTCCCTCCGCTCCGACCTCACCTCCCAGTTCGTCGCCCCTTGGCAGCAGTTCTCTCAGTCCCAGAACCCCCACGACCTCATTCGCGCCCTCGGCATGTCGGTTGGCCTTCCCGACCCCCGCCACCCCGCCCAAATAGCCATCGCCCTCGGCATGTCGGCCCCAGCCCCAGAGTCACGCGCTGTCACCATCGCCGGCCACCGCACCCTCCCCCGCGGCTACATGGGCCCCCGGCCCACCCCCATCGAGACCGTCGACCCTCTCGCCCTCGGCCTAGGCCCCGCTTGGGACCGCTCCCCCGGCATCCAAACCGGAGAAGGCCTCCCGCCCTCCATCGCCGCCCCAGCTGCCGACCCGAACGTCCGCTACATCCCCCAGCACATCGACCCACAGACTGGCTTCCCCACCCGCGGCCTAGAGGCCGATAAGTTCCGCTTCGACCTTCGCGCCGGAAAATACAATGACATCTTCTCCCCCGAGGAACTCACCGCCCTCTCCCAGCAACTTGAGCCCGGCAGCCTGCCTCCGCGCCCTAATCCACAGACTGACGTTCCTATCCCCAACGAGCGACCTCTCCCCCGCCCCGATGACCTCTTCGGCACCTCCGAAGACCGCCCGGCCCTCCACGAGCTGGAACTCGGCACCGCCTATGCCACCTACCGTAAGCGAGGGATTGACGCCCTCCGCTCTATCCAACGAGACTTGGAAGCTGGAAAAATCTCCCCAGCCATGGCCTCCGCCCGAGCCAAGACCATCCACGAGGGCCTGAACGAACTCCCCACAGCCCAAGCCACCGAGGCCACCCGCCAGACCTTCCCCGTCGAGTGGCGTCGCACCGCCCCCAGTGAAGAGCACCCACAGGGCCAGCTCTATCCCAACTTCAACCCCATCGGCTCCCACACCCTCTCCAGCCCCGAGATGGCCTCCCGCGGCTGGAACCCCCCGCCCGACGCCACCGCCAAGGGCAGCACCCGGAGCTTCCTCCTCAAGAAGGGCATGCTCGCCACCCAGAACACGGACCCGAACTATCCCCGGAACTTCCGCGTCTACGAGCCCCGCGCGAACGCCTCCCGCTACTTCGACCGCCCCCTCGACCTAGACTTCCCCGAGACCCAGCAACGCATCCAGAAGGCCGGCGGCTTCCGGAACATGCTCCAGCTCGACCAGCCCGTCCCCGCCCAGTTCGGTCCAGCCCTCCTCGACATCCGCGGCCCCTCCGGCGAGCGCGTCCTAGTCGGCCAGAAAATCGACATCGCCACCGCCCCCTCCAGCCGCGTCGCCTCCGCCCTCGGCCTGACCCCAGAAGGCCTCCGCGCCAAGCTCGGCCTCGCCGGCATCATTGCCCGCGCCCCCTCTGGCCGCCGCTACGCCAAGTTCTCCATCTTCCCCACCAAGTGACTTGGGACCTAGAATCAGAGCGGCGCCTCCTTGCCGACGCCTGCCGGAACAACCTAGAACTGTTCTGCCGGAAAGGCTTGGGCTTTACCCACCCCGACAACGAGAAGGGCCGCTGGTGGGCTGACGAGGTCCACAAACCCCTTCTGAGCTGGCTCCAGTCCCAATACACTGACTGGCTCGCCACCCGCCGAGACAGCAAAGAGCGTCGCTACATCGCCGTGCTGGTCCCCCGCGCCTGCGCGAAGTCCCTCCTCATCACCAAAGCCTCGATGCTCTGGCTGCACCTCCGAGACCCCAACCTCTCGACCTACATCGGTAACGAGAAGCTGGAGCTGGCCGAGGACTTCCTCCGTGTCATCCGCAAATGGCTGGAAGGCACCACCGACGACCAGTGCCTCTTCAACTGGCTCTACGGCAACTGGAAGGGCCCAGACAAACGCTGGCGCTCTGATGTCCTTACCCACACTGCCCGCACCCGCGACCGCGAGACCGAGCCCAGCTTCGGCATCTGGTCCCCCAACAGCGCCCTAACTGGCCGCCACCCAGACATCCTCTGCATGGACGACCTTGTCAGTTACGACGCCCTCCAGAAGAACCTAAACTGGTTCGAGCAGGCCTACGGCCACATGACCGACCTTATCCCCGTGGTCGAGTCCAACGGCCTAGTGATTCTCGTGGGCACCCGCTACTCCGATGCGGACCCCTTCGGTCGCTGCTTCAAGAACGACGGCATCGCCTCCCTGACTGGACACACCCAGTTCCCAGAATACCAACCCTGCTCCGCCAAGGATGGCCGCAAGGGCCAGTGGCACGTCTTCTTCCTCTCTGGCGAGACCAAGGCCGGCGAGCCAGCTATTCCCTCTGTCTGGTCAGCCAAGGAAATCGCCAACTACAAGGCCCGGGACCCGGTTAAGGCCGCCTCTCAGGTCCTGAACCGCCCTCTCGCGCACAAACTCCGACCCCTCACCGAGGAGCAATTCGATGCCTGCCGGACTGATGGACGGCCTGTTCGGGCTACTGTGGTCTTCCATCTCGATACAGCCTTCAAAACCGCAAGAAAACAGGCCCTCGGCTCTGAAACAGCCTTCGTCGTCTGCGCCCATCACGACGATGACCCCGGAGTCGTCACCGTCTTGGACTGCTACACCGCCATCGACTTCAATGCCGAGACCTACGCCAGCTTCGTCGTCGAAAAATACAAAGAATGGTCCGCCCTCTACCGAATCATGGGCATCACCGACGAGGCCGAAATGGCCGGAAAGGCCGGCCTTTGGCACCAGTATCTGTCTGACCGCCTTCTCGATGCTGGAATCCCCGATGCCGTTGCCTTCCATGCCTTTAACCGACAGCAGGGAGAGCGAAAAGAGGTTAGAATCTCCAACGCTCTCGCCTTTGTGGCCAGAAAACAGGTCCGATTCCTCAACTCCGCCACCCATATTGACGCCCTACGATATCAACTCTGTAACCAGCCACAGGCCTTCCCCAACGACCTAGCCGATGCCTTCGCCGACACCTTTAACCCAGAGTTCTTCTCTGGCATCCTCCCGAAACTCCGTCTCCAGAAGGAGACCTACCCGTGGGCGCCCTTCGAGAGGTCCCTCCGGAACCCCCTGTCAGAGAATGATGATATAATGGACTACATGGATTTCGGCACTCCACTCCCCCGCCGGGGGTTGCACCTCCGTGGCGCCTCCCCACGGAGCATTCCCTTCTCGGAGCAGGGTGATGCACCCCCGGCTTTATATATCCCAAGGCCACGATGAGCAGAATCATCTGCTGGGACCTAGAAATCGAGACCCCCGTTCATGACCAACCCACAGGTTGGGAAGCCGCCCGAAACGGCGATTGTGGAATATCCGCCCTCGTCGCCTCTGACAGCGAAACCGGACGTTATCACATCTATGACAAGCACGACCTCGACGAAGCCGTCGACCACCTTAACAGCGCCGACCTACTGGTGGGCTTTAACACCATTGATTTCGACTCCTCTGTAGTATTCGGCGTTACCGGACGTTATATCACCGTCCCACAGTACGACATTCTGAAGGAAATCTACGCCGGCCTCGGAAAGCGCGTGAAGGGCTTCAAGCTGGATGAGGTTGCCCAGAACACCCTAGCCCTCGGCAAATGCGGCAATGGCGAGTTCGCCACCAGCCTCGTCAAGAAAGAACGCTGGGGAAAACTCTTCACCTACTGCCTGAACGACGTCTACCTAGTGAAGGAAGTGTTCAATCACATTCTGGACTTTGGCTGGGTGCGCGGCGCCGGCGGAGAAGAGGTCCACATTGAGAAGCCGCTCATCGAGGAATACGCCTAATGGCCTATAACTATCTTCCCGAACGTGGGCCCAAGACAGATGAGGACCTCCTCTCCCTAGTCATGGACCGGAAGAAGTCCGCCACCTACTGGCTCCAAGACAAATACAATGAGAGTCAGCGCTGGAACGACGCCTTCCGCGGCATCTACACTGGCAACATCGCCAACTATCTCAACGAAATCGTCCTCCCCCTGACCTTCGCGACGGTCATGTCGCATGTCGCCCGCCTCACCAACTCCATCTTCGGCTCTTGGCCCATCGTCTCCCTCCACGGCTTCGCGCCCGGCTCGGAGGGCATCGCCAAGAAGAACGAACTCCTCATCAACATGCAGCTCAAGGAGGCCGACAGCTTCCGGAAGGCCGTTCAGTTCTTCACCAAGGCTGACATCGACGGCACGGCCATCGCAGAAGTTGGCTGGTCCTTCATCCAGCGCATGCAGCAGTTCCGCACTTACATCCCCGGCACCCTTGAGCAAATTGAAGTCAGGGACCTCGTCACGTCGTTCGATGGACCGAACTGGCGCCCCCGAGAACTGCAGGACTTCTACATCCAGAATGGCAAGACCCACATTAAGGACGCAGATTGGTACATCATCCGGGATTGGGTCGACTTCGACAGCCTCCTAGAACTGAACTCCAGTGATGGCCTGCAGTCCTTCCGTCCAGAGGCCATCAAGAAGCTTGCTGAGATGGGCGGCCCCACGCAAGTCCGCATGCCGATGGACTTCAACATCATTAACCCCTACGGCAACTTCGGCGACTTCCTTCGGGCTCACACCAACCTCTACGAGAAGCCCGTCGAACTCCTGACCATGTATGGTCTGGTCCCCATCGAGTTCGCCCCCGACGGCGTCCGCAACCGCGTCATCACCATCGCCAACGGCACAGTCGTCCTGCGCAACGACCCAGACAAACTCCTCCTTAACCGCCACCGCATCCTCCACTATAGTCCGACGCCGGACCCCTGCCACTTCGTCGGCATCAGCAAGGCCAAAATCGTCGAGCCCCTCCAGTCGGCCGCGAGCCGCCTGACCAGCCAGAAGCTCGACGCCCTCGACCTCATGAACCGCACTCCCTTCCTTGCGCAGCAGGGAGCCATCAGCACCCAGAACATGTTCGTGAAGCCGGGCAAGGTCTTCCAAGTCAACACCCGCGGCAAGAGCATCGCAGAGGCCATCATGCCTCTGCCCATCAATCTCCAGCCTATTGCGCTGGCCTTCCAAGAAATTGCCTTCTTGGACAACATGGCGCAGAAGGGCACCGGCATGGACGAGCGCTCCGTCATGGGTATGACGGGCGGCTCCGGCACCGAAGTGACAGCCCGAGAGGCCCTCATCACCGCCGAGGCAGCAACGACCCGGTTGGCGCT